GTGCCGGCCACGCCCTGAATATCGGAACCGATAGCGCGCCCATTGAATAATTCAATGATTCGCTTAAATGCTCGGCTATCCTTAATTTCAATTTTGCCGGTGTGGTAAGGCTTCAATAATTCGGTTACGAATGAATCGGCCTCTTCACTGGTCATTTTTTCGCCCGCCAATTTGCGGGATTGCACTAAAAAGCGCTCCCACTGGTTCGCGACAATTCCAAGCTGTAGCCGGACATCGTCCGCATTGAATCGCTCAGAATGCAAAACCCTGATTTGCGATTCGCTGTTGTTGACCGCTGCTGTGATGGTGTTATTGCACACCACGCGAACACTGGTGAACTTGGCTATTGTGGCCATAGTTCCATCGTATGACGTGCCAAGCAAAACATAAGGGCGCACTGTGTCACCCTCGACGATATCGGCCCCCTCGCTCACTTTAGCCAGTGCCCAAACCCTCCGGCCATAACTTAGCGCGCCCGCGGTTTCCATTGTGAACCCGCCAAGGTCTACCAACTTGCTAAAAAATCCCATTACTTCGGAGGGCTGCACCACGTTATAACCTTGTGACACTACGGCCAAGGGCGCGCCGGTGTCGCTACGATGTAACACTTTCCGATCAGGCCATGCTTGCGGAGCACTGGTGGCCGGTGTGTTAAATAAAACGGGGCTTTCAAGTACATCATAAGCAAGGCCTGCCTGTTGTGTCCATTCTGCAATTGTCGCGCCCGCTGTTAGCTGTTGGCCTAACTTATGCCATGGTGCAAGGCCTGAATAAGCAATCGCCGCGTTGCCTGTTGTTGTGTCGATCATGTGAGCCATTACGCTATCCTTTCTGAGTTAATAAAAACCGGTTTTTGTGCCGGTGCTTGAATTATACATACTTTTTACACTTTGTACAATTTATTTACAATTATTTTCAAATTATCCGTAATTATCCAAAAACCACCACACTAAAACCAAAATAACGATTAGTCCAATTATCACGGGGCCCCCAATTCTAGGCCGACATCGCCCGCGATATGGTGGCGCAAAAAAGAACCATGCGGGAGGGTCCGCACAAATTCGCGAAGCGCTGCAGCATCATTAACAGCGCCGTTTTTTCTCGTGTTGTGCCACTGTATTGCTGTCGGTCCGCTCGCAGCATAGCAGCCGCCGGCCGCATCAGTTCCCACTTTTTTCTTACCGGTGCCATGCGCAACAAAAACAACAACAAAATCACGCGCACCACGTGCACACAATGGCCGGCCGCCGCCGCACTGCTGACAACTAAAATTGTCGGCAAGCTCTGCAGGGCAGCGCGCGAACGTCACATTGTGAATTTTTTGTGGCCACTGGTCGGCCGATTCCAAGGGCGCAGCATACACAGCGGGACGGCCTAATTCTACGGCGCGCACTGCTTCGGCCGTTGTGTCACAGCTCGCATTTATCACTGTTTTATTTGGCTGAGGGAGCGGGAGCGCCTCGGCCGCAAAATGAGAATATGTCCAAGCTTGACCACCACGCGGGACGCTGTCGAAAACGGCCGCTAAATATTCGCTGTCTATTTGTGATGTGCCGGTTTCACTTTTGGGGTGAAGGCTGCAGCTAGTTGGGCACGTGCCATATGTCTCGTGCTCTCCGCTGCGATAAGTAACAGCTATTGGGCCGGTTTTGCTATTGGCGCTGATTTTGACTGTTTTTAACATCTCTCTATCCTTTCTGTTGTGAGGGGCCTAGTATATCAACTTTAACGGCCTTTTGTGTGTGATATTTTCTAGGGGTTTTCACGCGTCGCACAATTAAGGGCATGCTGTTTTCATCCCATGGCATAACCAAAAAAGGCAGATCATCGGCCGACATCACGCGCATAAAATCGCGAGCGCGAACAAGGGAAGGGAAGGTGCGAACAACGCTCTGGGAATTGGGAAAGCACACGTCATATTTGTAAATTGGCATTTTCTATTCTTTCTAAGTTAATCGTCGCGGTCGGTGTTCAACTCAAGGCGCGGGTATTCGTCTTCAATAAAGCTATCGTCAATATGCGCAATTCCCAAACGGGTGCCGGCATCCCAAATCAAAACGGGCAAATCTCGCGGCAAATTAGCGAGCGCAGCCGACAACTTGCCAACTGTCATACCCTTATTTGTTCGGGCATGCTTCAAAGCGCAAAACCAAACCTCATGCGCATCAGCAATCGACGAATAAACATCGTCCATCGAATCGCAAAATTCGCGACTGCTGCGCTCGTCCGGATCAGCAGATAAAAAGCGAACCACATCAGCACGCGAAGCAACAGCAACGGCATGCTGATAAACGTCAAGAAAAGCCACATCATCAAAAGACAAATTTTTCATTTTGCAATCTCCTGTAATTTTTTAAATGCTGCCTGTGCTTCTTCTAAGGTTTTACAATCTATTTCGTATTGCTCATTTGGATCACCGCAATGGTCTTCAATGTAATACGCCGCAAGCACCAAACCCATTTCAATGTCTTTTAATAATTCTTTCATTTGGTCACCTCGTCAACGCTGTCGATAATCCAACTGCCATAGCCCGCGTCATCAAAATCACCACCGTCGATTTCACGCGCTTTATCCCATGCTTGCTGCTCGTCTTCTGCTTGGACCAAGCAATAAACGTAGCTTGTGGATGCTGCAATCACTTTGTAGGTTTTCATTTCTCTATCCTTTCTAAATTTCAATTCATTTTCTTCCAACTGCTTAATCTCCCACATGCGGTCAATTCGAGTTAGAGCGTCATCTACTGGTCTCATCTCTCTATCCTTTCTAAGCACCGGATCAAGCACCGGCATCGCCAGTATAGCAAAGTTTTTGTACCTTGCAACACTTTTTTACATTTATTTTACTAAACCTAGGGTTTCCTCTAGTTCCACCCATGGCATGCCACGCGATGGCCAACATTTGAAGGGCTCAAGCTTTATGCCCTCTGCAGCCAATTTCATAGCATCTCCACCATGGTACAAACGAATGGTCGAAGGGCGTAGTGTATTACCCCTGTCAAGAACAAGAATGAAGCAAGGCCTGTCCTTGGCAGCATGCCGAGTCATGAAAGCAATTTGATGGGGACGCAGCCCAACTTTCAACCCCTTGGCCACCACTTTCAATTCCATCAAAACAAAGTATTCCCCGACACCAATCAACATGTCAGGTATGCCAAGGTTGACGCGATTCTCAATGCGCTCAATGCTGCAGTTGACAAGGCCGGCTTTCACCCTAGCCGAAAACCTAGCTTCAGGTGTCATCTGATCCCCCCAAATCTCGCTCAAAGATGTCAAGCGGAGGCTGCTCCACTCCGGCATCGAATTCAGGATCTTTTTCACGTGCTGCACTTTCAATCACCACTCCGGTGTCCGCATCGATCAAGGCGGTAGGTGGTGGGCCACCATACAGCTTTTTAAGCTCGTCAAGCTTACGCTGCACCTCTTCCTTGCTCATGCTGTCAATCGTGCCATGGCGGATCTCTTTGCGCTCCACATAGATCGTTCCCAAGGCTTGGCCCCTACGATACTCTGCTTGGACGGCTGCAGCAAATGCACCGGCATCCAAAGCTTTATCGCGAATGACCTGCAAATCGCGCATATGGCGCTCATAGGACGTGTTGTACTTGGAAGCCAATTCAGCACGATAGGCCTGAATGGCCGCTACAACGTGCGGATTGATGTCGGGGTGGGTAAGCTTCCATGCCATCACAGAAGCGCTGGTGGCCTTGTATCCGGCCCTTATGGCAGCCTCTTTCATGGTCACCCGTCCATCGCCACTCACAAGCTCGGTAACAAAGGTCCATTCCTTAGGCGTGAGCTTCCTGCGCTGCTGCCGCAGCGGGGCCACTTCTGTGGTCATGCGCTTGCGCGCTTTGTCCGGCATAACCGGTGGAACGTTGTAGACGTCTTTCTTGGCCATTAGCTGATTCTCCACAAGCGCCAACCATTGTCCACCTTGCGCAGCGTGAACACCCATTTGGGCTGATGCACTCGTGTGAAACGAAGGGCAGCCACTCTGCAGCTTTCAGCTTGCTTGCGCACGCCAAACAGGATGCTGTCGCCCGCTTCCATTTCCCCAAAAGGATATTTGGATCGATTGGTTGGCAGGGCTATTCCCTGATCAATGTGTACCATCATTAACTCCCGTAAAAGAACTACCACGAGTATA